TCTGAGCTTGTTGTGCAGCTCCAAATCCTTTTAATTGGGTTCTAGCTTCTTTCAAAGACATTCCAAGAGTTTTGTTACTACCAACAGATGCTTTAGTTACTTTATCTAAATTATCCGCTGATTTGACAATTTTTGCGGTGGCTTCGGCAGATTTGTTTGTGGCAGAAGTTAAGGTATCCATCCCTGTAACAAGGGATTTGAAACCTGCCTCTAACTTATTCAATGCTGCCAAAACACTGGCGGCATCTCCTGTGAAGATGGTATTTAGATTTAAACTGCTGCTTTCATCACTCATTTTATTTAGCCTTTGCCCAACTCATAAATCTGTTTTTCATTTTATCCGAAAGATTCTTTTTCGTCTGTTCATCCATATGTTTATAATCTTCAGGATCTCCAAAAAGTAAATCAGTTTTATTCTTAACATTGGGCATTTTTTTATCTTCTAACTCTTTTGGGTCTGCACCATGTAAGATTGCTGAAAATTTCATTTCTTGGATTTTTCGTTCCATAGCATGTTCATACAGGATCATCACCTGTGAAAGGGCTAATCCTCCTTGTCGATAAGACTTTCGGTAGATGTCATCGAGCCTGTACTGGGGATAGGATTGGAGGAATCCTGTAATGAGTTCTTCGAATTGAACATGCTCTTGCCCTTCTCGAATAGGCTCTTCCCTTTTTTTAATGCTGGCTCAAAATTAACGGACCAAATAATATCGACAAGATCAACTAACTGTGTGTTAGTCATATCATTGATAATTGCCTCAGATTCCTCGGCAGGAACGTCAGTAACCAATACAAATATTTTATTGATGTTCTCTTGAAGTATTTCAATTGCGGAAGTTAATAAAGCATATTCCGAAGTTTTTCCAGATTTCTGCATAGTAACCAATTTATTAACTAATTCAGTAATTAGATCGGTTACTTTAAATTGATCACCAATAGATAGAGGATAAATAGTGAGTTTTTTTAAAAGACGTTTTCCGTAAACAATTTCTGTGATATCAGGATTTAACTGATTGATTTCTTGATTAAGCATAAAAAATTCTCCTTTAAGAAGATTCTCCCTGGAGAATGTGTCTCCAGGGAGAGTGATTAAATTAAAATTAACACTTACACCATATCAGCACCAGTCAAAAATACGATAGTACCTAAAGGCATAGTGTCCCAAGCAAGATTTCCTCCAGTAACACCAGAATCACCACGTTTTGCTTCAATGGTAATAGGAACAACGGCTGCATCTTCCGGTTTCAAATCCAGTTCCATAGAACTGACAACATTTGCTCTGGGGAAGATAATAACCATCTGACTTTGATTATCCGGGAATGTATAAACTGCTTCCATTCTCACATAATCAGGAGCAACCAAACCACCAAGAGCAATACTGGTGTCATATTCATCCAATTCATCAGGATCAATACCTCTAGCTAAAGACAGATTAGCCATAGAAAGTTCTTTAAATCCACATTCAAGAGAACACGCTTCTCTGATAGGAAGGGAATAATCCTCAAGAAGAGGGAAACCTGATTCAAGTTTCCAGTAATCAGTCTTGCCTACAAATTTTGTATTTGCCAAAGCACCAATAGAAGCAGCAGCCAGTAGTTTAGGAACAGCAAATGTGATATTGGAAGCAGAAGCACCAATACGAATTTGAGCTAATCCCAAGGCAACTGCTTGCGGATTTTTGGTCAACGGACCAGTTCTAGTTAAAGCCATAACAACCTCCTTAATTTAATTGTTTTTTGTTTCAACACCACAGTCAGCTTCAAGTGTATCGGCACTTGATTGAAATACGTTCGGCAAATAAGATAATACTTGCCAATGATTGCATGTCCTTCTCAAACACTTTATTTTCATATTACCTTGTATATACATATCAACCGGGGCAGTTGAATTATTTTCTCCTGGTTTACCAAATATAAAATGAAAGATACCATTAGGTTTTCTTTCAATAAGACGTTTACCACATTTCTCACACACAATAAACTGTGTTTTTAGATTGCCGTTCCCCATCTTAACCTCACATTGTATATTTTTACCTTAGTTTCATCAGCATTCAATGCAAAAGGTTTATTATCCCAAAACTCTTGAACTACCATTGAACCTATTTGTACCCAAGGTATTGAACTTACATCATAAAAAGGTATTCTCCTCATACCATCTGAATTAGCAGAATCAACGAGCAAAGCAACTAAAACATCTGCCATCTCAGCCAGCTTTATTCCTTCGGCATCCTGTCTTGACAAGCAAAAAATCTCAAATTGATAGTCAGATAACACTTGTCTCCCAAACTCACCGAAAGAGATGTTGTACCATTGATTGACAACATTAGAACCTTGTGTTCTTATATCCGGAGAAGCAAGAGAAATATCAAACGTGACATATTCTCCAAAAGCATCTACAAAATACTTTTTTAAGGACGACTTGACATTACTTTCTTTGGCTAAAGCATTCATTTGTGCCAACACATTCTCATGGTATGTATGAGTTCCTTAGCATTCTTATTCCATAAAGGTTTAAAAATCTCTAAAGTTTTATGAAACATAGGTCTTTCTGTTTCAATGATTGGCCCATATTCAGCAGGATTATCTTTACCACCTCTTAATGAATCTATACCAACCCACCATCTACCAGGACCAATCTGCCTTGAATTGATTTGCTTCAATAACAAACCCGTATGTAACCAATACTTATCAGCATTGCTACTATGTAGTTTCTTCCATGCTGCCCATTTTTTACTATGAGATTTACCAAAATCACCAAATGTTTGACTGGTAATATTTTTACGAATTTCATTAGCAAGCTCTTTAGCTGATTCCGACGTTAAGGCACTCATACCATCGGTAACTGTAGATTTCAATTTACCAATGGCTGTTAAAATAATACCCATGTCATTTTTAGCAAAACTGACACTAATCATTATAAACCTCGTCATCAATTATGGTACTTATCTCTCTTGTATCTTCTACAAGCAAGGCTGTTACTGTTCCAGGATAATTATAAGCTTGAATTGATTCAATTTTATAATATTCTGTATCAGAAATAATTAACCTATCTAAAGGTTTTATATCATACCATTTAGGAATATACAAGTCAATACGCCAATTCAAATCTTGACCTACAATAGGACCTGCTTCCACTTGAGAACCAAACAAACGATCTGACAAAAGTCCATATACAGGTGAATTGATTATTACCTGCCATCCTGATATCATATTGTAAGTAATTTGATTTCTTCTTTCGTAAGGTCTCACAATATGTGCAGTCAAAGGAAGATTACAAAGGTAAATAACTCCACTATACTCTACTATTTCATCCTCAAACAATTCAGGAGTCAGATTCATTACCATGTAATATCTGTCTGTTTTAGACATAAATATAATATCACCAACTACTAAAGAAGTATTATAAGGAAACGTACAATCAAGATGATGTTCCCGAATAAATGGTTTTGTACCTTGAGCATTTATTTCGTATAACATTTTTTCATGGACAATGGGGATATGATTAATAATGGTAATGGCAGCACCAAGTTCATCATATACTTCACCAATATCTGAACCTATTCCTGCCATATGCTAACCTTCTAAGGGAGAAAAATTGACTAACCTATCTGAATTGTAAGTAACATCATTACCAATACTGTCATAAGCAAAACCAGCATCAATTTTTGTTCCAAACATTTTAAAAGTATTAGAATCAACGGTACTTGTAATAAATACACCAACATCAGAAATCAGTGCATTATTAAATTCTTCATCCATTGTATCAATAATACTTTTAAAATGGTCAAAACGATGTTGTAAATTGACCTGCTTATATTTGAATTTATAAGCAGCAGCTATCATAAGCAAATACAAAGCATGTCTTGTGGCTCTTTTAATCAACCAAAATACCTTTGTTGGGGTGGTCACAGGATAAGACCACCCCAACTCCAGTATAGTTTGATTGCAAACAAGCTCATAACCATCTTCAGTAATTAAGGTAGCTAAAGAAGCTAATTGGACTTCCACTAAATCAGTCAAAGCGGCTGCATCTGCTATTTCCATAACTACCTACCTTTACTAAATTTTCTTTGTGAGCTTGTTCTTTTTAATCACCTTACTAACAACTTCAGGCATGTCTTTTTGTGAAGATGTATCCGGTCCATCAAAAAGCTCTTTCTGTTCAAGATTCTCCTCCGAAACAGCAACCTTAATTGGTTTAGCAATTACGGCAGATTCTTTAGAAGAAGGACGAGCATCAATAATTTTAGCCGAACCTCTTCTAACTCTTTTCATGATAAATTCAGGAATAGGTCCATCATTATCATCAAAAATAGTACCTACCGAAAGAATTTTACCGCTTGCAATCTTTAAATTTATGAGTAATTCTACCTTCATAATTGATTCACCTCAACCGTTTAATATTCATCAAGATCAAAAGCAGTAATCTTGTAAGTAGTATCTGGATAATACAGAACAGGAAGACCTTTATCCTGTACACGAAGCCAAATACCTTCCGGATCCCATTCATCCTTGGTGTCCGCATAGAAACCCCAACGTCGGCTGTTTCCATAAGGAGCCTGCATGAATTCTGCAATCTTGGTACCATTCTGGGTATCCGAGAACATCATGAATTCGTTATCCTGAATGAACTTCTTACGCATGATGACTTTATCACGACCACCTACGAATGTGCCAGTAGGAGCAGCACCGACAGTAATAGTACCAGCTGTTTTATCAACAGCAGTAATTACTTCGTCCTCGTAAGTATTATAAGTCACCATATTGACGAAACGAGCTTTACCACCTACTTCAAAATCGGACACATCATCAAGATAAATGGTAGTTCCTGTGGCAGTAGTAGTTGTCAACCATGCCTGAACTTCATACAGTTCATCATAAAGCATGAGAGTACCAACACCGAGAAGAGTACCAATGACCTGTGCAGGATTGCTGAACAAATCACCACTACCAAAATCACTCTTTTTCAGAAGAGCCTGAATGTTCGTATCAAACAACAGAACTTTCAGCATCTGGGAATTGATGATAGCATAATTGGGTTTGACCATGGCGTCATCGGACAAAGTTTGCTTTGCATCGAAAATATCTTCCAACGCATTGCGAGAAACTCCGTCTTTCCAGTTGCGAGAATCATCAAGGGTGATCAAATGACTTGAAGGAATACCATAACTGACAGAAAACTTAATGCCACCAGGTTGGGTATAATTCAAAGCACCATCAAGCAGCATTTTAGCAACCATCCACTCACGCCGACGATCACAACGATACTTTAATTTTTGAGCACCGCGAGAAAGCTGTCTTTCTGCTTTTGAATATGTAGCCAAAGTTCCCGGTTCACGAAGATTGTTCAGTAACTCTTCATCAAAATACATTTTCTCTTTCCAGAAAGCAGCCTTTGCAGATGCACCACCGACACCATCAATGCCGATAGCAGGAGCTACTGAACCAGGAGCAACAAACGGAGTCATTCCGCCAGAACCGTATTCAACTTCCCATTCAATAGTATCCGAATCATAATTTGATGTCGGAAACAAATTGCTGAAGAAATTGCTCGGAGGCCTGACAAAAGCTGCAATGAGCTTATTTAATACGACAAGCTGGAGAGCAGGAATACCTTGAGAACCTTTCATATTATCATCCTCCTACTTCATAATAAAGAAACGACCATCAACAACACCGCCTAAAGAAGAAATAGCTGCCGCGGTGAGATTAATCATCGAGTTCTTGTAAAGAATACAGTTTGAAGCTACTACCGAAGTAAGTGCTCCTAAAGCTTCTGAACCAACACCTGTATCAATATCTTTGTCCAGAACATAAGCCGCCGTTGTGTACTCACCAGAAGTACCTGCCTTTACATGTACATACGACTTTTTAGCAACAGTAAAGTTACCATGGGAAAAAGTTGTAGTGGTAATGTCGGCATAAATCGTTGAAGTGGTGCGATCAATTGCAGTGATGGCTGCCGCTGCAATAGGACCTTCATCATCATCATTATCCAGATAAAGATCATCACCAATTTCAAATTTGTAGGAATCTTCAAGAGAAACATACACATGTTCTGCAATACAATCCAAAACA